ATCACACAAATAAAATTCGTGTAGATAAAAGCATTATGATGGAAATGAAGTATCCATCACTTGAGCAGTTTATTAAAACTAATTTTGATTTTTCAAATACAAATGCAATGGATCAATCATTTGAATTGATTGCTTCTTGTATTGATAAAATCTATACTGAGGATGAAGTTTGGTCTACTGCTGATGTGACTAAAAAAGAACTGAATGAATTTTTAGAGCAAATGAATTCATCGCAATTCAAGGAAATTGAAAAGTTCTTTGAAACGATGCCTAAACTTTCTCATAAAGTTAAAGTTACAAATCCAAAAACTCAAGTTGAAAGTGAAGTTGTTTTAGAAGGGTTAGCATCTTTTTTCGCATAGCACTGGTTCATATGAACCTTGAAAGCTATTTTCGTCTTAACTTTGCCTTGATGCAGTACCATAAATACTCATTAACGGAGATCGAAAATATGATGCCTTGGGAACGAGACATCTATGTTGAATTGTTAATGCAACACCTGGAAGAAGAAAAAACAAAACAACAGCAAGTAAATGGCACTCAATTCTTCTAAAATTGTACCAGTATTAAAACCGAAGAATGGTCGTGCCTTAGTTGATGAGAAGATAGACGAAAGGATACTAAGATTACTTGGTCTTGAAGGTGTTTTTGATATTGATTATGATACTTATGCATCTCTTCTCAAAGAGAGGATGGGTGCTGCAAGAATGAGAAAGCAAACTCTTCCAACAGAAGAAGTTGAATTGCTTACAAATGAATGGAAAAAAATAAAGGGTAAGAAAGGTAGATTTAAAGTCAAAAAGATTACTGCAGAAAGTTTTAAAAAAGGTACTGCAGTTGGAATGAATTTGGGAAAACAGAGAGCACTTTCTGGAATCAAAAAACTATCACTTTCTCCAGCAATTGGTAAAGGAGAAACTCAAGATAGTTTTAATGAAATTACAAGTTTATTGAATGAAATTGTTAAAAATCTAACTCAACAAAATAAAACACAAAAAGATTCAAACGAGAGAGAAAGAAAGGAAGGTGAGAATGCAAAGAGAGCACTTGCTGAATCAAAACTAGAAAAAGGATTTGCTCTTGCAATTAAAACAGCAGAAAAGGTTGTTGCTCCAGTGAAATCAATGCTTAGAAGAATCATTGATTTCTTTATGGCTATTTTCTGGGGTAAAGTTTTTCTCAAGTTGTTAGATTGGTTTGCAGATCCAGCAAACAAGAAAAAGATTGATTCCTTGTTTAGATTCTTTGGTGATCATTGGCCAAAACTTCTTGCACTTTATCTTAGATTTGGAACAGGTTTGGGTAAGTTTGTTGGTAGTCTTACTAGTTTAGTATTTTTGGGAACAAGAAAGTTGCTTCAAACTGTTTTTCAAATGGTTGGGGCAAAGGGAGCAGCAAAATTTCTTGGAGGTAAAGGTGGTAAATTAGTTGCAACAGGATTATCAGTTGCAACAACAGTTGGAACCACAATGGCTCTAAGTGAAGGAATAGAAAATTTTGCGGGACAAGGTGAGGATAAGCAACCAAAAATTCCTACCTATAATGGTGGTGGGTTTGCAAACTTTAAGAAATTGTTTGGAATGTTTGGTGGTGGTTCTTTTAGTCCTGGATATGTAAGTGGTGAAAAAGGTGTAGATAAGGTTCCTGCAATGTTAAGTGATGGTGAATTTGTAATGTCTCGTGGTGCTGTTGAAAAATATGGTGTGAATACTCTGGAAGCAATGAATGCTGCCGGTGGTGGTACAAATAGGCCAAAAATGATTAGTGGGACTACTTATGCTGCTGGTGGTGGATTGGTTGGAGGTTCTCCTGATTTTTGGAAGATAGCAGCACTTGCATCAAAGGAGGATAGTATAAATCCTCAAGGTCAGGCAGATGTAGCACAGTCAATATACAATCGTATCAACCTTGGATCTTATCCTGGTGGAAAAAGTATTTCTGCAGTAATTACTGCTCCAGGTCAATATCAACCTACTTTTTCCAATCCATCTAAGTGGAGATCAATAAAAGATAGAGTTTCTGCAATCAATGCTACTGGCAATGAAAAAAAGATTGATATGGCTGCTAAATCAATTACAAATCCAGTATTGCAAAGAGAATCTGCAAAATTTGTTGGTGGAAGAACTGATTTTCAAGGAGAAAGTCAGAAAAAATATATGAAACCTTCCGATGTTACCCGAGGTAAAAGTCATAATTTCTTTGGGTGGTTTTATGATGCAAAATTACCAAAACCTGCACCAATACCCAATATAGTTTCTTCTCAATCCAAACAAATTCAAACTCCTCCTATGAAACCAGATATGAATGGGAGTAAAAATCAACCAAACATTATAGAGAGAGTTAAAAACTTTATTTTTAGTCCATCACAACCAAAAGAACCAAGGTATGCTCAAGGTGGAATGGTGCAGTCACCAATGCAACTATCAAAAATGCCTTTTAGAGCAAAAAATATTACTCCTCCATCTGCTCCACCTGTACTTGTTTCTACGACAAGTAAAACAAGCACGACGATGCCTTCCATACCATCATCACCAGGAGTTCCAAAAGCTCCATCATTTAATTCTATTCACAGTAATAATGAAAGAAAGAGAATACTTGCAATTCACGGAGTAGCATAATCATAAACTATGAAACCTAAAGCACTTCCTCCTGCAAAAATTAATCCAGCAAAACTTTTAAAGGGAAGTTCTTTAATACCTACTGTGAAAAGGATTAGTGCTAAATCGGTTGTTGATGATAATCTTTCTTTTGGGGTAAGTTTTATTAAGAAACAAGTGATTAAAATTGGTGATTTAATCAAAACAAATACATTATTAAAAGCAGAAAATGAAAAGAGAAAGAAAAAAGAAGGTGAGAAAAAAAGATTTGCCAAAAAAGAAGAAAAACTTGAAAAACCAAAAGAAGGTAAAGGAGATAAAATTAAATTACCTTCATTACCTCGTTTAGGTTTTCTTGATAGAATTAAGAAGTTTTTATTTAATATTTTTCTTGGTTACATTTCACTTCGTTTATTGCCATATCTTCCAAAACTTGCAGGAGTTGTTGGTACGATTATAAAGGTTCAGGATACTGTGATTGATGTATCTGGTAAAATTTTAAATGGTTTGGTTTCTTTTGTTGATAAAGCATATGAGGTTCACGATAAAACAAGAAAGTTTTTAGGAAATCTTGGAGGAGAAAACTTTACCAAAGCATTTGATGAATTTGTTGGTGCGATGGATAAAGTCATCACAGCATCTATTATTGCTGCGATTGCTTTTGATGAACTTCGTGATATGGGTGGTCCTGGTGCTGGAAAATGTGATTGTGGACCAACTAAAAATGGTATGGGGTCAACTGCTGCTTCTGCATACCAAGCAAGTAAAGCAGGTAGATCTTATGCTGCAATGATGGCAGAAAGAAATTTGCCAAAATGGGTTCAAAAACAATTAGGTGGTAGTGCTGGTAGATTTTCAGATTCAAATTTAAGAATTGCTTTAGGTAAAGGGAATGTTGGGGATTATGTTAGAATTATTACTCAAGGAAAGTTGGGAAGGGGTGCATTATCCAAAGCAGTAATGACTGTTGTGAAACCAAGATTAAGTATGATTCCATTTGGTATTGGTGCTTTGATTGACTTTGGATTATCTTGGGCTTTAGGAGAAAACCCTGGTAGAGCAGCTTTTAGATCAATTGGTGCAGGTTTATTGAGTTGGGTTGGAACTGCTTTGGGTGGTGGTATTGGACTTGCTGGGGGTCCTTTAGCAATTGCTGGAGCCATTATTGGTGGTGCTGCTGGTGGAATAGCTGGTGATGCTATTGGTGGATTTTTATATGATTTGATGTTTGGAAATAAAAATCCACAAAATCAAAAGGTTCAAGGTCGTGCTCAAGGTGGACAAGTTACAAGAGGTGGAAAATATACTGGTCCAATCAAAAGAACTATAAAAAAAACACCACCAAGAACTTTAAAAGTAAAATCAACAGAAGTTAAACCGGGTCAATCTGTTGGTGGTAAGGATAAGATTAAAAAAATATTCCCTGAAGAAGACCAGACAAAAAATGTAAATCCACTTGGTTATATGAATAGTTCTTATAAGACAGCATCTTCAACACCAGGATTAGGTGGATTATTTGGTATTATGATGAAGGCACAACTTGGTGAGAGACCATCTAGTGCAGATTATCAAAGTGCAGCAGATGGTTTAACTGCTTGGATGCAGAGAACTGTTGGTGGGGGAATTCAAAGAACTGTAGGTGCATTTGCTGAAGGTGGAGAAGTTGATGCTGGAATGTTTAGTAATGGTGCTGATATGAAAAACGTAATTGCAAAAGCACTTCAAGATAGTGTTGCCCCTAAAGTTGATGATATACTTAATGATTTGAAGAAACAACTTGAATTGAAAGTAATTGAAGGTAAAGCAAAGGAGGGAGCAACACTTCCACCAGAGGATGGAGACTTTTCAGTTAGTGGTGGCACAGAAGATTTTTGGACTTTGGTTGCAGTTGCATCAAGAGAAGATGCCGACCCCCAGGGAAGTGCTGATGTTGCACAAACAATTTATAATCGTCTTGCATCTGGTGCATATACTGGAAAGACAATTAAACAACTTATAACAGCAAGAAACCAATATCAACCAACTTGGGATTATCCAAATGGACCTACTCAAGGAAATGGCAATCCAAATCCAGAGTGGTTGTCTATTCAAGATGCAGAATCAGCTGCAGCAGCTGCTGGTATGGAAGTTGGCACAATAAAAAAAGTCGCAGCCAACATATTAAATCCTACGTTACAAAAAAATGCCAGAGATTTTATACAGGGAAGAACTGATTTCAAGGCACAAGGACAAGGTGTAACTGGTATCAGTAGATCCGCAAGAGGGAATGTTTTTGGATGGCATTATAACTATAAAGAAAATAAAATTGCAAGTATTCCTAATTTTGGTGCCACTGTTGCATCTCGTCCCGGTGGAGGTGTTGATATTAAACTAGGAAAATTTGGAGGTAATCTTTCTGCAGCACAACAACTTGCTGCAAGTATGGGACTTCAGGTTACAAGTTATCTTCGTCCGGGAGATCCTGGATATCACGGATCTGGTAGAGCAATGGACTTCCAAACGATTGGTGCTCCGGGAAATAGAGGAACTCCCAGTCAATTGGCATTTGCTCAAGCAATGATTTCTAAATATGGAACTAGTTTAAAACAACTAATTTATACTCCTTTAGGGTTTGGAATTTCTGGAGGAAAACAAGTCCCACTATCAACTTGGGGGAATAAAACAAATTCTACACATTATGATCACGTTCACGTTGCTTTTAATAAAGGTGGAAAAGTAAAAGGAAAAATGGGTATTGATCAAATAAGAGCAATGTTAACTCACGGTGAATTTGTTCTTGATGTGAATTCAACAACCGCACTAGAAGATAATTATCCAGGATTTTTGGATGCATTGAACAAAGCAGATTATCAAGGAGCATTAAATGTTCTAAAAAGTTATGCATCTTATGAAATGGGAGCAACAATTCGTGCGATTGTAGATGAGAAATTAATTCCTGTTCCAGTTCCAGTTGGTTCTTCTCAACAATCTTCAATGATGGTGTCTATATTTGATGAAGTAGAAGATTATATGGCATCCAGTTATAAAGGGTAAATAATAGAATAGGAGTTTTATTTCAATGCAAGAGAGTACTAGAAATTATTCTATTGATAAATTCATAATCAATCCCTCAGCAGGAAGAAAAACTTCTCCAATTGATTTGGGTGCAAGTGGAACAACTATTACTGACTTTTATTATTATGAAAGTATTTTAAATGAGACGATTAAATGTAGTGTAACTTATAGTGATATTGGAAAATATTCTGTTGCAGATGGCGTTACAAGTACTGTTATAGATGGAATGCCTTTAGAAGGTGGAGAGGATGTTGATATCACTTTTAAGGATATGAATCACGATGCAACTTTAAAATTAAAGATGCAGGTGAGATCAATTAATCCATTATCAAAAGATACTGTAAGGTCATTAGCAACTCTTGATCTAATATCTGAAGAAGGTATTCGTAATTATAAAAAGGTTGTAAATAAAAGATATGATGGAAAAATTTCTGATACTGTTACAAAGATTTGTAGAGAGTTTTTACAGACTGAAAAAGATTTAGATATTGAAACGACAGATAATAATTACAATATCATATCAAATAATTGGCATCCATTTTATATTCTTCATTGGTTGTCGGGAAGATCCATTCCAAATATACAAGGTGCAAAAGGAAACACTGCGGGATTTTTCTTTTTTGAAACCTCAGAAGGATTCAAGTTTAAATCCATAGATGGAATGCTTTCCGAAACTGGAACTGGTGGAAATAAAAAGAATGTAAAGAAATTCATATACAATCAAACTGTTGATCTTCCTGTTGATTATGATGCAAAAATTCTTGAACTTGATCCACCAAATCCAAGTGGAGATATTATAAGAAAATTAGAAGCAGGAACCTATTCTACAAGAACAATCCTATTTGATCCCTTTGATTGTTATTATGAAGTTATAAATCCAAATTCACAATCTTCTGCTTCAAGTAAAGCATCACAAGAAAATCTTCAAAAAGCAGGAAAGAATCTACCAAAAATAAATCCAAAGTTTAATATTGAAGGACAAAACAAAGACTTTTCAAAGACAAAATATCATTTAATTGATAGAGGAACATTACCATCTGGAGATACAAAAAAACAAATAGAAAAATCTAAAGATCAAAATTTTGATCCAAAGAATATTTTGAATCAGTCTTCAATGAGATACAATCAACTCTTCTCATCAAAAACCACGATTACAATTTATGGCGATTTAAGTTTACACGCAGGAGATTTGATTTGGATAGACCCACCAGAACTATCAAATAAACAAACTCAAGGACTGGATAATTATCTTGGTGGATATTATATTATTGCAGATCTCTGTCATTATTACAATTTATCAACGGGATGCTTTACCAAGATTACTGCAGTTAGAGATTCCACTGGAAAAAAAGGAAATCCTACTTATAATCCTTTTTAAATCTGTTAAATAGTAAATAATACATCACCAATTATGGAAAGTGTAGAAAAGCATATAGAGTATGATAAAAAAATATTGGATGACCCATTAACTTCCCCTCAAGCAAAACGTCACATTGAGGATGAATTGGCTGCACTTGAAAGATGGTCTCAAAATCATCCAACCAAACATCACGACCCAACAGCATTGGAATTATATTGTAATGATAATCCAGATGCATTGGAATGTAGAATTTATGAGGACTGATGAGTTTATATAACCCTGGGTTTCTTGGTGAACATTTTAATTGGTGGATCGGACAGATTGCTGATGACTCCACTTGGAGAGATAACATACTGCCGGGAAAATTTACGGATAGAAATAGTGTCGTTGGGTGGGGATATCGTTATAAAGTAAGAATTATTGGTCTTCACGATCAAGATGAGGAGTCACTTCGTTCCGAAGAACTTGCTTGGGCCCAGGTGATGTATCCTGTGACTGCAGGTGGTGGTCAAGCATCTGCATCACAAACTCCAAATCTTCGTCAAGGAAATTTTGTATTTGGATTTTTCCTTGATGGGCAGGATCAACAAGTCCCAGTCATTATGGGAGTTCTGGGTAATAATGCACAAACAGCATTATCTAATAAAACAGCACTCACTGGAGGAAAGAATTTTAGTCCTCAAAGTGGATTTGCAAATACTCAAGAACCAAAGGTAAGAGATAAAAAGGAAAAAGTTCCTGATGAAGAGAAAGTTATTGTAAAACCAAAGACACCAGAGCAGACAGCAGAATGTGCTCCTGCTCCACCAAATGTCTCTGTAAATGAATACGGACTTCGTTCAGATAAGTCTCTTACACCTACTCAACTTGCAGATGCTCAAAGTGCAAGAACAGAGGCAGACCAAAAAGGATTAACTGGTGCAGAAAGAGATAATTATGTTCAACAAAAAGTAGCACTAGGAATTAAAAATCGTTGCAGAGAAGCAAGTTCTCCAGCATCATTATCTCAACCAGGAGCAACAAAGGAAAGTACAAATGCAGTTCATCAAACATCCGCTGGAGATAGAAAAAGACAAGACAAGTATCAAGAAAGAATTCCTCTATTAAAACCAGACGATAAAGTTGGGTCTGCAATTAAAGCTATTCAAACTGTATTAGATAATTTACTGCAAGAAATAGCAAAGTATTTGAATGCTCTTAAGTGTTATGCAGATGCAGTCTCAAGTATTATAAAAGAAATAATGAGTCTGATTTCAAAGGCTGCTTGTATTATTGCAAAATATATGAAAATAATTTTTGATAAGATTATGGAATATGTTTTGAAGTTATTAAACAAAGAATTAACTAAAATTGTTTCTGCAATGCCTTCAAGTATGAGACATATGATTGCAGATATAAAAGAAATTATTACTGAACTCATTCTATGTTTGTATAATAAAATTACTCAAGGATTATGTGGGTTGATTGAATCTTTATTACTTGCTGCATTGCAACCAGAAAAGATAGAACAACAAGCAAGACAAAGCACAAATGATAAAAGAAAGAATCCATATGTTCCAATGTGTTATGCTGAAGAAATTGTAGGGCAAGCAATTTCTTTTAGTAAAAATGATATAACTGAAGCAAACAACACTTTAATTAATAATGTGAATACTTTTCTTGATGATATTCAAGGTCAAATTTCTGGAGTGAATGGACCTTTTTCGGATATTACTTCATTGATTGGAAATATTGATGGAAGTATGACTTCTGCTTTAAGTTTTGAAAATCTTAAATTAAATCTTTTTGGATGTGAATTGAAACCAAATGTGGCAGTATCTGATTACTATACCTTTGCAAGAGGTGGTGCATCACAACCAGAACCACAAACACCAAATCTCAAATCAGTTGAAGATATTGCAGCAAAAACAACATCAGTAACTCCAACTGCAGAGGTTCCTTATGTTGAACCAACAAAGGCAACTCCGAACGTGAATCTAAAGAGATAAATATGATTAAACTGGAATCCAAGAAAGATTATAATATAGATGTCTTTTAATATTTTTGGGCCTGCTTCACAAGACTCAATTAGAGTTGGATACATTTCTACCGACAGAGGATTTGTTGAGGGTGTATCTGTATGTGAAGCTAATGATTATGCAAAATTAAATCCTGGAACTCGTTTTGTATTTAAGACCAGGAACTTTATTAAGTATCTAAACATCAATGAAGTTAATCAACTCACTCCAAATGATATTGTTTCTGAAGAAAGTCCTTGTGGGGGAATTCAACTTGAATCTGAATGTGGTTCACCGCAAGTTTATTTTTATGGTGGTGGGGGAGTCGGTGTTCAAGGAAATCCGGTTATTGGTGAAGATGGGGCATTGCTTGCAATTGATTTAGTTTCTGGTGGGTTTGGATATCAATACGCACCAATTGTAGAAGTTAAAGACAGATGCAATATTGGAGTTGGTGCAGTTACACGTGCTGTAATTGGTGAAATTACGGAAACAGTTGAGTTTTATGATCAAGAAGAAGATTTTGAAGAATATGAATTATGTGAGCCTACGGATGTTGGGTATGGTAAGAGGTATGACCCAAATGGAAAAGAACTTGGACCTTGGGAACCAACTCTCTATGCAAATTTATCCAAAGATCCGATTGCAAGAGAAATTAAGGAGTATCAAGATTTTCTTAGACAGTTGCAAAATCCTTGGTGGAGTACAAGAAAAGAGCCTCCACTAAAATTAACTTCCGCAAATAAGGTTACAAGAACAAAATTTAATGTTAATTATCCTGCTTGGAATGAATTTATGAATTCATTTGCAGTGTCTCCCGTTCCACCATCAAATGTTCCAGGAAGTGATTTTGCAGCAATTCCGTTTACATTTGAGTGGGAAGAAGAGTTTCCTTATGATGGTGAGTATGTCTTTAGAGGATTGTGTGATAATAAAGCAGAGTTTTATTTGGATAATGTAAAAATAGCAGATCTTAGATCTTTTAAAGATTCCCCCGAAACAATTATAAAAACAATCAAGGCTGGTGTTCATAGAATTCGTCTTGACTTATTAAATACTGCAATCAAAGAAAAAGTTATAAAACAACAAACAGAAACACAAGTCGCGGGTGTTGATTTTATTCTTAAGAGTGATGGATATTATATGACTGTTGGTGGTAATACTGATGTTGAAGTAGGTCTTTCTTTGCAATATGCTAATAACTCAAGTTCATCAGTTTCTAAAATTATTATTCCAAATCCAGAAGGACAAAGTGTAGTTTTAAGTTCAGAAACAAAGGAAGAAAAATCTGTTTTTAAGGCAAATGAATCTGGTTACGGTCCAATTCAATTTACTGGTGAGGCAAAAAAGGTAAGTTTATCACGAAGAAATTTAGCATATGGTCCTGATAGTTCAAAATATGGGGAAGTTAATTTTCTTGGCGCAGATGGATCAACAATTCAAGCAACACTCAGAGCATTTTCTGCAAAAAATTTACAGGAAATTAGAATAGCAAAATCATCATCGTCATCAACATCATCTCAAAATACACAATCAAGAAGAGTATTTAATACCATTGATTATATTAATAAAGCAGATAGATCTTTATGGAGAATTGATCCAAGAGCAGGAAGAGATGCTGGGTTTATCAGTCAATATGGAATTCTTCCTTTTGACCCCACATCAACTGAATCTGAAACAGAAAGTTTTTCTGGAACTCATATAATTAATTGGAAAAACATTACATTTCCAATTGATGGTAATTATAATATTGAAATAATGGTAGATGATAATGTAACTCTTACTTTTATTGGACCTAATGGAAATACTACAATTAATAAAAATGGATTTAGTGGACCAGGAAAAAGCACTGGAAAAACTTTAGAAACAAAATTTTTTAAGGCAGGAGATTATACATTAAGAGCAGAACTGGAACAAATTAATGTTGGTCCCTTATCAAAAGGAAATCCAATGGCTCTTGCCATTAATATTGAAACTTCATTTAGAGAAGAGGAAGTTGTTTCTCCAAAATCTTGGAATGAAAACCCGATGGGTGTTGCATTAACAATTGATGCACCAATGCCCCCTATTCCTCAAGAACCTCTCATACCACAAGAAGGTAGGTGTCCAAATAACCCAATTTGGTCAACAAGATTTCCGAACGGAACGGAAAAGTGGTGGCCAGTTAAGTATATAAAAGATTTAAAAGAAGGCCCAAGTTGGAGTCAATTTATGAATCGTTATGCTGTTTCTCCAGTTCCACCTCTTTCAAAAAAAGGAAGTGATAGTGGTGGAGTTGTTTATAGAAATGAATGGAATTTAGATATTCCATATGATGGATTTTATGCACTCAAATCAACTGTTGATAACGCAGGAAGAATCTTAATTGATAATGTACCGATTATGCAGGCAAATTATATACCGATAGAATTGAGAAATAGTAGAGGTGGAAGTGGTGTTGAACAGAGAAGTGGTATTGCGGATATTGATGGTGGTAGAATATACAATTGGAGAGAAAATGATCCCAAACCAAAAAAAGTTTTCCTGACAAAAGGAAAACATATGATACAAGTTGAGGTTGAAAATGGAATTACGGAAACATTTGAATTTGTAGATAAAAAGATCTTTAGTACAAAAGATTGGCTTGTGAGTTCTCAAGGACCAAAAACAGTTGATGTTAATTTTGATATATCGGTTACTGGATTGTATGCAAATTCTTTTAAAATTGAAGAACTTGGAGTCAATATTTCAAAAGAATATGGTGAGGGAAAAGAAATTCGTCAAAAAATTACAAAGACTTTAGAATACGGAAAAGTATATACTGTAAAGTTATCAAGTGCTCAAGGGAGAATACAGCAAAGATTCCCCGCAGAAAATTTCTTACAGGTTGAAGATTCTGATAATCCAAATAATCCATATCGTGATATTGAATGTCTTGCAAGTGTTGGAAAGTTTTTTGGTTCTCAAGGAGACACTTGCAAATTTGTTGTTACATATAAACCACCTGCTACAACAAGTGGAACTTCAAAAAGTGGTGCTCTTTATGAAGGTCCAACACCAATTGCAAATTACAGAGGAGATTTTATGTCTCCTCTTTTTGGAGATATAAATCTTGATCCCAATGAGGAAGTTCAAGGAAAGACTTGGATCTTTCGTTGGTCAAATGTAGATTTTCCTGAAGATGGACAATATACTTTAGAATCTCAGGCAGATGATTCTTTAATCATTAAAATTGATGGAGTCAAAATTGGGGAATCAAAAGTATTTGAAGGTAGAAGAAAAACAAACTTTAATATTACTAAAGGAAAAAGAACTATTGAATTAGAACTTTCCAACATAAGAATACCTGATACTGGATTTCAACAAAATCCTGTTGTAGGATTTGCTCAAATTACTAAAAAAGTAAGTCAAGCAACCGGAGTCAGTAAACCTTGGACAGAAAACCCAATGGGAATTTCTGCAATTTTAATTCCTCCTCCTTGCCCTAAGAGAGTTAGAGGTAAGGGTGTTGTTACGGATGTAATTGTTGATGATCCTGGAAATGGATATCCTCGTTCACCTGGAGAAGGGTATCCAGTGACATTAAGAATTAAGGATGTTGTTGTAGAAGACACAGGTATCAATTATAGTTGCGGTATAGATCAAATTCAAATCACACCAAACAATGGTGCTGTTCTTGATTATGAGTGTGATACTTTTGGTAGAATTATCAACGTAAAAGTTTTAAATCCTGGTCTTGGATTCACAAGATATCCGGAGATTACTTTACCGTCAGATACAGGAATCAATGCAACATTCAGACCACAGTTTGAAGTTGTAAGAGATCCAATCGTTACTGAACCACAAAAATTAATCCAGGTTACTGATTTGGTAGGTCTCAAACAAACTGGATATGTTGATGGTCGTGCATATTACGGTGCTGTCTTTTATAAAGAGGGTGTTCGTTATGCTGGATTCTATGAAACACCAGGAGATCTTGTTCAAGTTTATGATACTCTTCAAGAAAGTATTGATGCAAAAATCACTACACCCCCATCAGCAATTCAGAGACAGGGTACGGATGTTACTAGTAACGATCCAAGACTTAATCTTCCAGGTACTCCAGAAAATCTTATCTAAATCTTGATTAAATACTTATCATATAGAAATTTATAAATGCCTCTTTCTGACGATTTTACAAGAGAGATTGGAAATCAATCTCAACAAGTTTTTGGAGACCTTAATGACATTGCAAGTCGATGCGCTGTTGATAGGCTAGGTTCCACTGAAGGTGGAAATGCGAGCACTAATCCATCTGATACTGCGAAGCAAAATTATACTGCAATTCGTTATGGAAACGATCACGGTTCCATTAGTTTTGGGCATATTCACGAGAAGGCAGATGTAACTTCTGCAGTCATTCTTCAGACTCCTGATGGAAGACATCAACTTTCTATGGATAAGGATGGTCCAAGAAAGGGGTGGACTACACTTACAGCACCTGGAAATATTCAGATAGAAGCTGGAAGTGATAATCAAGAGGCACAAGATACCTTGATGATTAATTCGAAAAATGGTAATATACTTATTGTTGCATCTAATGGTAAAATTAGATTAGAAGGAACTGATATTGAATTAATTGCTACTGGTGAAGGTGGAAGTAAAGGAAACATTCGTTTATCTGCTTCCGAAAATATCACTACCGATTCAAAAAAACTTTTAATGAATGCTAAATCTCATTATAAGTTAGCAACTCCTGGAACTGGGGAAGTTATTTCAAATGGAGTTTTGAAAATGTATGGATCTATCATTCAAGGAGTCACTGATGCCTGTGCTAAGAAAGATTCGAAAGTAGGTGGTCAAAAGTTCCAAAGAAAAAATAATCAAGTGGGAGGATAAAATGAGTTTTACTCAAGATGATGTAAATGTAGGGGGACAACTTAAAGTGGGAACGGGTATTGTTCCTGCTATCAAAGAGGGAAATCAAAAAATTAATGGATCTGCTTTTGTTGAAGGTCCTGCAGTTTTTGGAAGTCCTACAGAATTTCCAACTGCATATGCAACCGTAATGATCGGACCTCTTCAAAATGATGATGAAGATTCTGATGAACCCAAAGTTCCTGGTAGTCTATGTAGAGGAATTAATAATCCATATTCATTATGTGTTTCTGGTGATGCTGCAATTTTTGATAACTTAGATGTGAATAATCGAATTCATTCGGGGGGAGATATTATTGCTCAGGGTGAAGTTAAGTCAAGATGCGGTGGGCATATCCTTTCTGCTAAAAAGAACTTTGATATTCCTCACCCAACAAAAGAAGGGTGGAGGCTTCGACATACTTGTCCAGAGGGACCGTCCAACGATGTTTATGTGAGAGGAAAGGTTCTGAATAGAACTGAGATTGAACTTCCAAAGTATTGGAAGGAACTAGTTGATTTTACAACAATTACTGTATCTCTCACTCCAATTGGAGCACATCAAGATGTGATCATAAAAAGAATCGATGAGGAAAAAATTTATCTTCAATCAAGAAGTGGAATTCCAATTCATTGTTTCTATCATATTTTTGGAACTCGTATGGATGGTGAAAGGTTAATTCCAGAATATGAGGGAGAAAGCCCAGCAGATTACCCGGGAAATAATAACGAATATTCAGTTTCTGGATATCACTATGATGTTAAATAAGGAGATTTAAAATGCCAGCAGGAGAATTTGTTCCACAAAGTACAGACACTTCCCATTGTTCAGATCAAGAAACTTTTGGTAAACTTTCGACAAGATATGATTATGTTGCAAAGGGCATTACTGGAGATGACGATTATCCAGGAGATGCTTGTCAACCTTGGCTTCATTACAATATGAGAATTGGTAATGTTCAAATAGATCAAAATGTAACTGCTGGAGGCCGTATCCAAGCACCAATTGTCCAAGCAGATCTGGGAATTTTTGCAAGTGTTGCTGCACCATTTAAATTATTTGATATTGAGCATCCATCTAAACTTGGAATGAGGTTAAGACACGCCTGTATTGAGGGTCCAGAAATAGGTGTGTATCACAGGGGCAGATTAATTGGTAGTAACATAATTAATCTTCCAGATTATTGGATTAATTTAATTGATCCAGAAACAATTACTGTAAGTTTTACTCCACATTCTTATTATCAAGAATTATTTGTTAAAAGTATAGAGTGGGGAAGAAAAATTAATGTTGCTAACAATTCTGGTAGTGGAATTGATTGTAGTTACATCATTTATGCCGAAAGAAAAGACGTGGAAAAACTTCAGGTTGAATATACGGAGGATATGAACAATGCCTAATCCATTTTCACCAACAACAACTGGTGGTGTTGCTGGACAATTTGTATATACTGAAATAGATACTTCAGGGAAAAAAGAAGTTGCATCACTTGCTGAATCAAGATCTGCAAAATATGAAGCTGAAGATCAAGAAAGAGTAAATAATTATACTACTGTCTTAGAAGCACTAGATCAAGATGCTTTAGTAAAAATACAAACTATTAATGATAAAAAGCAAGAAATTGTAACAATAATTAATAATGTTTATAATACTAGTGGTGGGCCATTAGTGTCGGATATTGGTTCAGTTAATGATAGTACTGCGGCAAAAGTTGTTTATATGGCAGGAATTTCAACTTTTACGTATGATTGTACCGGAGATGAAATTCCAATTTGTCAAGTGGGTGTTTCTGGTCAAGTTTTTCCTGATATTTTATCTGCTTGGCATTATCCTAATGTTGAGACTCTTAACATTACTCCAGAATTTCATAGGCAAGGAGAAACCGATATTGTCGTTACAAATTCAAATTTAGGTATTGGAGTAACTGCATATGAATTCGGTGATGCTGCTGGAATTACAGGAACGATCGGTTTAGTTACAACATCTAATTCAAGTTTAGGATCTTATTATTTTTATTCAAATTTATCTTCAGTTAATCCTGGTGCAGCAACATCAATTACAAATATTGTAACTGAAATTGAAATATTGAGAAATCAAGTCAGAAATTTCTTGACTGGCATTGCTACAGATCCAATTGTAACGGGTTATCCGATTGTAACTGGAGTTACGACTGCTACAAATAAAATTAGATCTTTAAAATCAATTTCTCAAGTTAATTTGTGGTTTGAAAAGAAAGGTCAACAAATTCCTACTCCTACCGATTATCCAGGAGGATTAATGAGTCTTGAGAATCAAAATAATGCCAGCATCATTCAAAATTACAACAGTTGACACTGCTCCCGCATCGTGCTATGATAACTCAGTAATCAACAAACGAACCAATGCAAGACGAATCGTTGACAGAAACTCAATCAACTGATGATGACAAAGAATATCTGACACGTTGCGTTGTTGATCCAGTGAAAAGAGTTGTGTATCTTTATTCCAACGAAGGGTCAGAACGACAAGTGTCCTGTGAGACTGTTGATGAATTTATGAATGTGCTACAATATGTTCGTGATACACTGGATGAAACAACAGTCTCGTATGTAAATCCGCTTTAAAATCCCCTTGAGGGGCAAAAATTTCCGGTAAAAATTTTACGCACGATACTTTTTTAAAATATGTATCCATTTAAAATTAATCTAACAAACCTTTGGGAACCTCCTGTGAAAACAACACCACAAAATGTTCAAGAGGCAAACGAAGGTTTGTTTTACTCTAAAATGACTCTTCCTGCTGCAGCAAAACACTGTGGTATGACACAAAAAGAAATGAAGTTGACATTCTTTGAGTATTTGAAGTATCATCCAAGAACCTATCAAGGATGATTTTTATGCCTGTGTAGCCCAGCGGAAGAGGCAAACGACTTAAAATCGTTCAAGCGTGAGTTCGAATCTCACCACAGGTATTAGAGTTTATACTCTAAATAAACCAAAGTAGGAACTAATCCTATGAAGTACAGAATTGATGCCGCATACTGTTGGTACAATAAAGGAACTCAAATTGTTCTAATGTACTTTATAAATCACATTCCATTTACTTTTGATGAACTTCCTGATTGTGCAATGCAAGATTTGGAAGTTATTCATTTAGCAGACCAACAATTAAGATACGATCCAGAAGATTTGTACCGAACATCATTCTATTTGATTGATGAGGAGTGCCATCCAATGTTATTTGACGTTGAACTGGAAAATCCTGAAATGTTGCCTGTTGATTAATTTGCCCTTGTAGCTCAGTGGTAGAGCAATGGTTTTGTAAACCATCGGTCGTCTGTTCAAATCAGATCGGGGGCTTGAGTTTTTATCACAACTCTTATGTCTTTACTCTCACAAAAAGATCGCAAACTTGTTATTGAAGCGTTAGAATATTATCGTGATGACACATTAAAAAAAGAAGAAGCATTTAAAGAACTTAAAGAAGTGTATCAAGACTTGCCAGATGTAGAAGTCAATAATTCCTTTATGATGGAATTGAATGCTCTTATAAATTGGATTAAACTGGAGCATTTTAAGAATGAAGATTAATCTTTGGTATTGTAAAGAAATGAGTCAGTGGAGATGGGTATTAACTCAAGATTCCCGTCCAGTGATAAGACAAGAATCGGGACAGCAACCAGATCTTCGTGTAGCTATGAATGACATTGCAAATACCGTAGAATATATTTTGGAATCCAAACAAAATTGAGTAAAAATACTTAATGAAATCTGATTTTTATATAGATAAGGTGTGTAAAGAGGAAATCAAAAACCTTCTTTATACTCATCATTATCTTAAAGACGAATCAAAAGATTTTAAAAGTGGATACAACTACGGTTTATTCAAATCCAATATTTGTGATTTTTTGCACGTTGGTAACTGTCTCGCTGCTTGCGTCTTTACTAAGATCCCCGTCCCAGAAATAGCGGTCGGGGCATTTGGTCTAGATCGTGATCAGCAAGATGGATTATACGAACTTTCAAGATTATGTGTCGATCCAGATATACAAAAAGAAGAATATAATATCACATCCTGGTTCTTAAGTCGTTGCATACGGAGGTTTAAAAAAGATGCAAATGTTTCTGCTATTCTTAGCTACGCTGATTCTACTCGCCACAACGGAATTATCTACCGCGCTTGTAATTTCAAGTATTATGGGTTAACAGACCCAAAAAAAGATTTTTATTATGCTGATGGAACCAAACATTCAAGAGGTTCTGTGAAAGGTGTAGAGGGTGAATGGAGGGAAAGAAGTCGCAAGCATAGATACTTAATGATTTTTGATAAAGAATTAGAAAAAAGGTTGACGTGGAAGGAAGAGAAGTGGTATAATAATCAAGGTGATACTTAACCAAACTCCTTCCGTGTGACTTCAGAACCACCTTCGGGTGGTTTTGTTGTATGATAAATAATCTATAACGGAAACTATAAGCACTAATAAAATGGGTCTTTCAAGATTAGATAATTTTTTGAAGTCTGTAAGAGGAACAATTCTCTACGTTGATCCAAACTCTCTTGATTCAACTGATAGTATTGAAAACACGGGAAATTCACTAACTCGTCCATTTAAAACGATTCAACGTGCTCTCATTGAAGCATCAAGATTTTCATATCAGAGGGGACTGAACAATGATAGATTTGGAAAGACCACAATTCTTTTATATCCTGGAGATCACATTGTAGATAACCGTCCTGGATGGATTCCTGATGGATCAAATAATTTTAAATTAAGAGATGGAACAACTTCAAACGATTTTCCACCTTTTGATTTAACAAGTAACTTTGATGTTACAACATCAAGCAATACTCTCTATAAATTGAATAGTATTCACGGTGGAGTGATTGTTCCTCGTGGCACATCAATTGTCGGATTGGATCTTCGTAAAACAAAAATTCGTCCAAAATATGTACCAGATCCAACAAATGATAATATAGAAAGATCTACAATTTTCCGTGTAACTGGTGGATGTTATTTTTGGCAATTTTCAATTTTTGATGCTGATCCAAACGGACAATGTTTTATTGATTATACTACTAACCTATTTGTCCCTAATTTTTCTCACCACAAATTAACGTGCTTTGAGTATGCTGATGGTACAAATGATGTAAGTATTGATGATACTTTTATTGACAATTATACGACAGATCGTACAGATTTGGATATGTATTATGAAAAAGTTGGACTTGCTTATGGTCAATCATCTGGTCGTGCAATTGAACCTGATTATCCAAGTTCCAGTCTAGATATTCAACCAAAAATTGATGAATATCGTATTGTTGGACCTACTGGTGGTGAAGTTGGAATTACGAGCATTAAATCTGGTGATGGGGTAACATCATCAACAACAATTACTGTTACTACTGCATCTGTAGTATCAGGTTTGGATGTTGATACTGCATTTAGAATTCGTAATGTCTCCGAGTCAACTTATAATGGACAGTTTGTTGTTACTGAAAGAGTAGATGATACTAATTTCAAATATCAAGTTCAAAATACTCCAATTCTTGCACTTCCGAGTGTAACTAATGCATCACTGACTTTATCATCAGATACTGTTACTTCTGCATCACCCTATATTTTTAATATTTCTTTGCGATCTGTGTATGGAATGTGTGGTGTTCTTGCTGATGGTGATAAGGCAAGTGGATTTAAATCAATGGTCATTGCTCAATTTACTGGAATTGGTCTTCAAAAGGATGATAATGCTTTTGTTCTCTACAATTCAGCAACAGGTGAATATGATGATAGTACCAAACCTGGAAATGAAACTATAAGTAACAATTCAAGAGCAATCTTTAAACCATCTTATCGTAACTTCCATATTAAGACTATCAATGAAGCGTTCATTCAAAACGTTTCTATTTTTGCAATCGGATATGCAGAGCATTTTTCAACTGATAGTGGTGGTGATCAGTCTGTTACAAACTCCAATTCTAACTTTGGATCAAAAGCACTAGTTGCATCGGGATTTAGAAAAAATGCATTCCCTCAAGATGATTTTGGATATATTACTCATATTATTCCTCCTAAAGAATTACCTCTCACGGAAACAGCAATTGAATTTAATGCAATTGATGTAAACAAAACTGTTGGTGTTGCGTCTACGGGAAATCTTTATCTTTATAATCAAACCAACGCAGATATTCCACCCGAAAATGTATTGGAAGGATATCGTATTGGTGCAAGAGAAAATGATGCACTGAAAGTTTTAATTTCATCAAGTGGATCTTCTGCTGAATACAGTGCTCGTATTGTAATGTCTGGGTCCCAATCCAGCTCTGAAAAGAAATTTACTGTCGCAAGGATTGGAACTGCAAATAATGTTACTAATGGAAACACTTTAAATCTTACTAGTAATCATACATTTTATAGTGGAGAGTCTGTAAGAATTTTAAGTGATAATGGACAATTGCCTGATGGAATTGTGCCAAATACTGTTTATTATGCGATCACAAACACTGTAGATGGTACATTATCAACAAGTCAAATCAAACTTGCGAAAACTGAAACAGATTCTACTCTTGCATCAAATGCAATTTCAATTAACGATAGGGGTGGAATTTTATCTATTGTGAGTAGAGTTACTGATAAAAACTCTGGAGATCTTGGGCATCCAATTCAATATGATAGTACAAATGGACAATGGTATATTCAAGTTGCTACTGCATCTACCGAGAATAATATCTATTCCACAATCGTAGGACTTGGATCAACATCACTTGGAGCAGCAACACCAAGAACTTATATTAAACGTAAACAAGATAATCGCACAACAAATGATACTCTTTATCGTGTTAGATATGTAATTCCAAAGAGCACTGGAGCAATTGTAGCAAGACCTCCAGTTGATGCATTTATTATTCAGGAATCTAATACTTCTATCGGACAAATAGACGAAGAAATTGAAACATATTTTGGAAATTTTGGAAGTGGATATCTGTTAAATGTAAATGAACAAAGAAATTTTAGATTCATTGCAAATGCGGAATGGTCATCAAACATTGCAAAAATTACTACAGAACTTCCTCATAATCTTTCTGTTGGATCTAAGGTTGAACTTGTAAATATTAAAAGTTCAAATAATTTAGTGGGAATTGCAAACTCTGGATTTAATGGGACATTTGATGTTATTGGAATCAGTAGTGCAAAGCAATTTAATGTTAATATTCCAAGTATAGTTGGTCCCGGAACATTTTCAAACAATACTTCAGCAAGAACAACTTCTCTTCCATATTTTAAGAGAAAGCAATACAAAGAAACTTATTACATCTATAGAACACAAGAATCTCAAAAGTATGTTGCGGGACAGCAAGATGGAGTTTACTATATTACAATATTGAATGCGTCTAACAGTCCAACTGTTGCACCATTTACGGAAGAAAAATTTTCTCAACCAGTCAAAGAACTTTATCCACAAGTTAATCGTGATAATCCAAAATCAGATCCTGATGAAACAATCTGTGCTGCATCATCATCTCTAATCGGAGAGGTTGTGGTTAATGATGTTCGTAACAGCATTACTAAAGAAACGATTGGTAAGTTTTTAAAAGATTCTGATGTTGGTGTTGGTTTAACTGATATTGTTTCTAGTATTGGCAATACATCTCATACTATTCATACAAATATTGATCACGGACTGAACCGTATCACAAGACTCACTCTTACAACTGCAGGTGCTGGTTATGGATCTGGTACTGCAGGTGATCTCTACAATGCAAAACTTGTTGGATTTGCGGGATCAATTACTGGTGAACACGCAACAGCAAAAATCACAGTAGATGGATCTGGAACCATTACTGATGTGAAGATTATGGATGGTGGATCTGCATATGGTATTGGAAATACTCTTGCAGTTGTTGGTGTTGGTACAACCACTGGATACACTCAAGCAGTTGTAACCGTCACGGGTGTTTATGATAATGTTGGAGATACTGTAAGAATTTCTGGTGTTTCTTCAGAAGTATATGCTCCATTTAATGATGTTTATAGAATTACAAATGTTCAAGTTGGAGCAGCAAAGAGTTTTATTATAACTTCAACCAGTGCCATTGGAGTTGGAACTACTACAGGAATTGGTGCAACAGATACATCAAATGCATATGTCTATCTAACTGGAGAAGCAATTCGTATCAGTGCTTTTTCATATGATAATACAACAGGAATTGCTCTGGTAACATCAATCAATAATCACGGATTAAAAGTTGATAGTAAAGTTCGTATTGTTGGTGCAAATGAAAGTTTATATAATGGAGATTTTGTTGTTACTGAAAATGTAAATAACACATCTTTTAAAATTAATATTGGAGTGTCTGCAAATGCCCCAACAGCAACAGGAAATCTCTTTGCATATCGTGAAGGTATAACATCCAATGATGGTGTCATTACTGTGGATAATGAAAATCTGAATGGTAGAATGTCTACCATTTATGCGGGAATTACTACTACACTTTCAAGTCCCATTATCAATGCAACGACTGATCAAATTAACTTAACATCAGTTTCTAGTCTTGATGTCAATATTGGTGATTATTTGATGATTGATGATGAAATAATGCGGGTTAGGGCAACAACTTCTACAAGTAGCATTGTTGGTGCTACGAATCCAATTACAGTTTTTCGTGGTATTCTTGGAAGTAAAGCAGCAACTCATTCTGTTGGAGCAGTTGTAAGAAAGATTGAAATTAAACCCATTGAATTAAGAAGACACTCAATCATTCGTGCTTCTGGGCATACATTTGAATATGTTGGATTTGGTCCTGGTAACTATTCAACTGCATTCCCAGACAAGCAAGATCGTCAAATTTCTCCACAAGAAGAACTTCTCTCACAGTCCACAAGAAAGAATGGTGGTATCAACTTCTACACAGGAATGAATGATAAGGGTATTTCATATGCAGGTAACAAGAAGTTAAGTACAGTTACTGGATTAGAAGAAATTTTTGATACCCCAATTCAAACGATTACTGGTGAAGATATTGGAACTCAACAGGGATTAAATGTTATTACCCCAACGGAGGGATCCTTTACACGTTCAATTCGTGTTGAAGGTGGATCTGATGGTAAAGCAACATCAGAATTTAATGGACCAGTAATCTTCAGTAACAAGGTAACCTCTACTTCAACAAGAGGTATTGAAGCATTTTCATTGTTCTTGCAGGGAGATTCAACTGTTTCTAGAAAGTATACAGTTGGAATTGCAACACCAGCTCTTGCAGGAAATCCAGGAGATATCATTTATCTTGATAACCCAACTGCTGGTGGTTATGTTGGTTGGATTTATACAAATGATAATGATTGGTATCGTTTCGGTGCAATCAGTCTTTCCAAGACATTGAATATTGGTCTCTTTGATCAAGTTGGAATTGCAACAACTTCACCGGGGACTGCAAAACTTCTGGTTGGATCAGGAACAACTCAATTCTCTGTTGATGAAAATGGAGTTGGTATTGGAACAACAGCAAATACCTTCAAGTTACACGTCAATGGAAATACTAATATTATTGGAACTTGTTATGCAACTTCTTTCTCTGGTGATGGTAGCGCGTTAACAAATCTAAATGCAGCAGCACTTGGATGGACGCAAATTAGTGGTGGAATTTATAATACTGCACTGAATAATGTTGGCATTGGTACATCAGTTCCAAGATTTAGTCTTGAAGTTGGTGCAGTTGGAACATCATCTACATCACTTTATGTAAATGGAGTTGCACAGTTTGTTGGAATTATCACTGCAAACAATGTATTTGTAAGTGGAATCATCACTGCAACTGGTGCGTATGATCTGAATAGTTCATCTGGTAGAATTACTGCTGGTATTATTACTACAACAACTCTTGTAGTTGGCACTGGCGGAACAACAATCACGACAAGTGGACCTTCTGTTGGTATTGGAACAACAGTCCCAAGAGCAAAACTAGATGTTGAAGGTCTTACAAGATTAAAGACATACACTGAAGTTGTTCAAACAGTTTCAAGTTCTTCAAATGTAGTCACTCTTGATCTCTCTCAAGCACAAACATTTGATCTAACCTTAACTGAAAACGTAAATCAATTTACAGTTACCAATCCACCATCTGGATCAAGTTCCTTCACAATTAAGATATCGCAAAATTCTACTGGTGGTTATACTGTGGACATTGATGATATTAGAAATTCTGGAGGTACCGCACTTCCTGTTTATTGGTCTGGTGGTGGAGTTCTTCCAATCGTAACTCCTACTGCAAATAGGTCTGATATCTACTCATTTAAGACTTTTGATGGTGGATTAACTTGGTATGGAGTTGTTATTGGGCAAAACTTTGTCAACTAGGAAAATTAAAAAATGATTAATAAACAGACTACTTTAGATTTAAATGGTCCTATTTTATCATTTACAACCCACCCAACATCTGTTTCTGTTGCTAATGCTGGAATTGTAACTTTTGTTGGTATTGCAACAGCAACTTTTCCGTCACAAAGTCCGACAAATCCGGCAACAAACACAGGAATTATTTCATATCAGTGGTATGCTGATGGTTATGGTCAATTAACTGATGGATCATATCTTGGTGCTACATTATCTGGATCGGGAACAACTACACTTACAATGTCAAATATTGTAAGTCCAAATGGAAATGGGGCAAAATTTTACGTTCAGGCTGATTATATTGCATCTGCATATAACACAACAGGAATTACGGAAGTAGGGTCTGGAAGATCTACAGGAAATGCAGTAAATGAGCCAATCAATTCCAATACAGCAACACTTACAGTTTATCCATTAGTTTCTATTTCATCACAACCATCATCACAAACTGTTTCGCAAACTTCTACGACAACTTTTTCTATTGTTGCATCTTCAAATGATGGAGGATCTGTTGCTTATCGGTGGCACATTAATGGAGTTGCATTAAATAACGGTTCCAATTCCATTAGTGGGTCAACATTTACTGTATCTGGAGCAACAAGTTCAACACTTTCAATTTCTGGAACTGCAATTGGAAATTATAATGTTACTGCAACTGTTTCTAATTCAATAGCAAGCAATTCTCCATTGACAAGTAACACTGCAGTTTTTTCTGTTGTATCCGCTAGAAAAATTATCAATTTAGAAAAAGTCAATCAAACTGGTGGTTCTTCAGCATCATTATCAAGTACAAATGTGTTTTTTGAATCTTTTACACTTGCGGCAGAAGCAGGAGATCCGGCAGGAACTATCTACTCTTTTTATGCTCCAGAAACTGATATTGATGTTCTCGTAGAACTATATGGATGTGTTGGCGTTAGTAATGGTGGATATAGAGGAGGAGAAGGAGGAGTATCCACAATCAGAATGACCTTGCAAAAAAATGTTGAATATGTTGTTTCCGCACTTCCTCAAGCATCTGGTGGAGCAGCAGTATTTTTATGGAGGAAATCTTCTCTCATTGCATCTGTAGGTGGTGGAGGAAACGCTGGTAATGGCGGTAATGGTGGAGATGGTGGTGGTGTTAATGTTGCAGGCGGAAATGGATTTGGAAGAGGTGCTGGTGCTGGAGGCAGATTATATTTGCCAGGAACATTACCAACAACAAGTGGAATTTTTGGTTCCGTATCCGGACAAGTAGCAATTTATTCAGAAGATAGTAGAGCATCTGCACCTGATGGTGGTAGAGTTCTTGGATGTTCCAAGGGAGGAACTGCACCAGGAAATTCCTATTGGTTAAATAGAGGATTTTCTCCTTGTCAAGACGTTGGTACAGTTCAATTAGTAAATGCTGATGGATATATTGTTCCAAATACGGCATTTATTAATAGAGGACATAAATTTGGATATGCAATTAGACAAACTGCTGGACTTGGATTAAACGGCGGTGGAAATGGTGCAAATGGTGCAACGGGGGGGCAAGGTGGTAATGGTGGTGGAGGTGGTGGAGGTGGAAGTGGATATACTGATGGGTCCGTAACAATAGTTTCAACAAGACAAGGTGGGCATACAGGACTTGCAAAAGTTATTATCAGGAACGTTGCATAGATAAATATTTAAAATTTAACGGGGATAGTGAACCGTGGCTATTAATAAGAATTTTGTTGTAAAAAATGGCCTAGAGGTCAATCAAAACCTTATTCTTGCAAATGCTACTACCAATAAAGTTGGTATCGGCACTTCAATTCCAAATCATACTCTTCACGTTTTAGGTGGAATTGCTGCTACTGATGCACGTATTACTGGAATTGCAACAGTTTTTAACCAATTAAGAGTTGGAACTGGTGGAACAATTTTTACTGTAATCGCAGGCCCTACAGGATCTGGACAGTCTGTTGGTGTTGGAACAGCTAATCCTGCTTTTTTACTTGATATTCGTTCACCAGTTTCTACAGGTCAAACAGCACTTTATGCTCAAGGTGATGTAAAAATTAGTGGCAATTTAGACATCAATGAACTTATAACAACTACGAATTTTGAAGTTGCAGGAGTCTCTACATTTAATAGTGATGTTTATGTTGCTGGTAATATTGGTATTGCTACAAATATTTCATTAAATCCATTTCAAGTAGGTAGTGGATCAACTGTTGTACTAGTTGATTCTCAAGGAAATGTTGGCATTGGCACAACAATTGCAACATCAAAACTTCACGTGATTGGTGATATTTTAATTTCTGGAGTCACATCTTCAAATGCATATTTAATTAATAATACTCAAGTTATTAGTTCTGCAAGACAACTTCAGAACATTACTTCTCTTGATGCAACAACAATTGCAACTATTGAAACTTCCATTGTCAATGGTCCTAATACATTCAATGATATTCAAGTAACGGGTATTTCTACTTTTGTAGGACTTGCAACATTCAATAATGGACTTCAAGTTTTTTCCGGAATTACAACTCTTGGTATTACAACTGCAACCAATGTCACAAATGAAAATCTTCTTGTAAGTGGTGTTGGTACTGTTACAACTCTGAATAGTACCAATGCTACTTTAACAAACTTAAGTGGTACAATTGGTACTGTTACAACTCTGAATAGTACCAATGCTACTTTAACAAACTTAAGTGGTACAATTGGTACTGTTACAACTCTGAATAGTACCAATGCTACTTTAACAAACTTAAGTGGTACAATTGGTACTGTTACAACTCTGAATAGTACCAATGCTACTTTAACAAACATTAATTCATCTGGAATTAGTACACTAGGAGTTACAAGTACTACTAATTTAACCACACAGCAATTAAATATATCTGGGATATTAACCGTATCAAATCTAAAATATCCAACATCAGATGGAATTGCTGGCCAATCTATTGTTACTGATGGTTTTGGAAACTTGTCTTTTGCACCTAGTTTGGGTGCTTTTGATAATAGAATTTATGTTTCTATTACAAAAGGAAATGATGCGAATGATGGTACTCTTTTACCAGTACAAACTATTAAAAAAGCAGCACAATTAGCATCGCAGAGAGGTGGAAAAGTTGTAATATTTGTTGAGACTGGTGATTACGTAGAAGATAATCCCATTATTCTTTATGAAGATGTTAGCATTATTGGGGATAATATTAGAAATACTATTGTAAGACCTCAAAGTGCCGGAAAAGATATGTTTAGGGTTCGTAATGGAGCCTATGTGTCTGGAATTACTCTAAGAGATTACGTTATTAGTGGGGTTCCCCAATACACTTTTGACTATGCTTTATCATTTGATGATCCATTAGATGCAACAACTTCTAGAGTTGGATATGCAGTTACAGATACTAAACCCGTAATTACAAGATCTCCATATATTCAAAATTGTTCAGTAATTTCTTTCTTGGGCGGTAATGGAATTTTGGTTGATGGGAATAAAGTTGTCACACCAAATACACCAACTATTCCAAATGAAGCAGAAAATCCTGCGATTGGTGGAGTTCCTGAACAAGGAAAATCTATAGTTGCAAATGCTTTTACTCTAGTTTCTTTTGGTGGTATTGGATATAGAGCAATTAATGATGGATATGCTCAATTAGTATCTTGTTTCCAAATTTTCTGCCAAGATGGATCTTTATCTGAATCTGGTGGATATCTCTCTATTACAAACTCTGCTACAAACTTTGGAACTAATGCACTTAGATCCAAAGGATTTAGTCCAAATTCTTTTGTATTTGATAGAGGAATTGTTGCTGCAAATTCTGTAGTTGATGGAAATCAATCTTTAAAAATTGTTGGTTTGGGTGGAAAAGAACAAACAAATTATGTTCTTCGTTTTTATAATCAAAGTTATCAAGATGTAACTGGTACTTTTAAAAGTGTTGGATATTCTACCACTTTTGATGGTGTTTCGGGAATTAACACAGTTTCAAATGAAATTACAATAACATCTCATAATCTCACAGATTCTGATACAGTTCTTTATATAAAAAGTTCTTCTGGTGCTATTGGTGGATTGGTGGATAAAAAAGAATATTTTGTAGATTATGTTGGTATTAATACCATTAAACTTTATGAAGATATTAGTTTAACTAAAGTTGTTGATCTGACTAATACATCTTCTGGTATTCATACGTTACAGAAGTCAAATAATGAATTTTTTGTAGAAAATATTCCATCTTACCATAATAATTATCAAGAACTTACTTTAGATTCAAGTTCATATGCTTTTGTTCCTGGAAGATTAATTACACAAACATTTACTAGTGCTTCTGGATATGCAGTAACATTTACTTCTAATAAACTTCTTGTTTCAGTACAAAGTGGTGTAGATTTTAATACTGTAGGAACAATTCAAGATCATAGCCCATCACCACAAACAGCATCAGTTACATCTGTTGTTGGAATTACATCTTATTATACGATTGATGTTACGGTTGGAACGACAGAAACTGGAGAAAGTATTCAAAATGTATCATCTCTACCTGAAAATTATTTCTGTTATTTCCATCGTCCAAGTATTATTAACTCATCTTCTCATACTTGGGAATATGTTGGATCTGGAAATGATTATAATGCACTTCCACAAAATGGTGGAATTGTTGACTCTACAAAAGAGCAAGTATCTGAAAGGGGCGGCCGAGTTTATACTTCAGGAACAAATGAACTTGGTGACTTTAAAGTAGGTGATGCAATTACAGCATTTAATAGAACTGGAAATATTATATTTAATAATACTGTTACAATCGGTGAACTAACAAGCCTTAAATTTAAAATTGGAAATAGTCCGGAAATTACAGAAGTATCTGCTGATATTGGTTTAGGTGATAACGAACCTGGTGGCGCTCAAGACTATAGACTTAGCACACAAAAGGCACAAAGAACATTTTTAAATGATCGTCTTGGCGATTTTATTGATAAAAATGCATCTACAAGTTCAGTACCAAATGCAGTTGTTATTTTAAATTCTTCCGGACAAATTAATTCTGAATTAATTTCTGTCGCAAGAGAATCTGGATATTATATCAGTACAATAACTGATGCAAGATTGTCGTTAGTTGATGATGTTCCACCAAAAGATTTACTTTCTGGAGATCTTGTTGTTGAATCTACGGGAATTGGAACTCTAACATATAGATTAATCAACGATAGAGATAGTCAATATCTAGTTCTAAGTGATTCTACAAGAAATTATAATTTTACAAATGGTACACAAATTGTATCTGCAAATAATAATGTTGCAATTGGAATTGTAACTACACCTCATAATGTTGGATACGGAACTACTGGATTAGTTAAGGGTGTATTAGTTCTTAGTACACTATTATCTGGTGGATCTGGTTATGTGCAGGGAACTTATAACAATGTTTCAATTGCGACATCAACGGGTATAGGAACATCGGCAGTTGCAAATGTAACCGTTAATTCTTCTGGGCAAATTATAGATGTTGATTTTGTATTTGGTGGGAGAAATTATGCTGCAAATGATATATTAAGAATTACAAGTGTTCCAATAAGTGGAACAAATTATGCAACTGTTACTGTTAATTCTGTAGAGACTAGATTATATACAAAACTAACAAATAATACCAAATTTGCTGCATCTATAACATCTCCAGATTTTATTTCAGATAATGATGCTATAGGATTATCTACAGATATAAGTGTGGGGTATTCTACATCATTTAATTCTTTAAGTGATATTGATACAACTCAAAATAGAATTATTGTTGGTGTAAATACATTTTCTGACGGAGATCCTGTCATTTATAATATTGGTGCAGGATCTGTAATTGGAGGATTAACGAATAATCAAACTTATTATATTAAAAAGGTTGGAATAACTTCTGTTGAACTTTATACAAATTATGGACTTTTAAATATTCTTGATTTGACCAGCACTGGAACTGGAACACACTCTTTAACAAGATCTGGAGTAAATACAAGCTCTAATTTTATAACTTTACTAAATCACGGTTACTCTACTGGAGATGCTGTTAAAGTTGTAGGTGTAGGATTACCTTCAGGACTTACTTCAGGATATTTCTACTTTATTGGATCTGTAATTACAAATGGGTTTACTCTGCATAGTTTAAGAGGAGATGCACTTGCTTCAATTAATGGATTGTCTGTAAGTGCTGTTTCTCTAGGATCTACAGGATCTGGAATTGCCACCTTTACAAAACAAAATGTTCAATATAATAAAGTAGTTAATACTTCTTCAACAAGCGCAAGTAATTATTCGGTAATCTCAGGAACTAATATTGACGCATCTAATATTATTTCTGGAACTATTTCACCAACTCGTCTTGGAAGTGGATCTGCTACTATTGATACGTTTTTATCTGGAAATAGCACCTTCCAAAAAGTTGTAAAAGGTGTTGGAATTGGAACTACTGAACCATTTACAGTTACTGGAACTTCTTTTGATGCTTCATCGGGGATTACAACCTACTATGGAAATGTAAATCTTAAATTAAATCGTGTTGATGGTATACTTGGAGATGTAAATTACACAAACGTTGGAGTTTCTAAATTTAAGAAATCAACATTTGCTTTTGATGGTGATGGTGCAGTAAGAATTAAAACTTCTGCCCAAGGAGGTGATGTTGATGCAGATAAGTTAGATGGACAAGATGGATCCTATTATCAAGATCCAAATAATCTTACAAGTCCAGTTCCTTTAAACAAAGGTGGTACAAATCTAACATCAACTCCTGTTGCGGGAACTATTCTTGTTGGCAATGGTGCTGGATATGATCTTACGAATAATCCAAATATAACAGGAAATCTCACTGCAGTCTCTCTTGGATCAACTTTCCTTACAGTTTCTGGAATTACTACATTAGGTGTAACAAGTACTACTAATTTAACTTCACAACAATTAAATGTTACTGGAGTTTGCACTTTTGCGACAGTAAATGCAACAAATTTTAATTCTAGTAATGTTATTAGTGCTATTTCTGTTGGATCAACTTTCCTTACAGTTTCTGGAATTACTACATTAGGTGTAACAAGTACTACTAATTTAACTTCGCAACAATTAAATGTTACTGGAGTTTCTACATTTTCTGGTATTACAACTCATACAACATCACTCTTTGGAACTCAAGCATCATTCAGTGGTATTGTAACAGCTAATAAATTTATTGGTGATGGTAGTAGTTTAAGTAACGTTATTTCTGGAGTAGAGTTAAGAAAAAATAATGTAAGTGTCGGCACTGCACTTACAGTTATTAACGTTAATGGAGGAACTTTATCAATTACTGCATCTTCTGGAGTGGCTACAATCACTTCAAATGCTGCTGGATCTGATAATCAAGTTCAGTACAGATCATCTGGAGATTTTGCAGGATCTTCAAATTTAACATTTAATGGAACTAATTTGGTAGTCGGATCTGCAATTACAATTAATTCTACGGGAATTGATTTATCTTCAACAACTTTAGATAAAGCAGTATTAAAAAATTATGTTGAAGCTACTAGTGCATTAGGAAATACTGGAACTGCTGCGACTATTAATTTAGCTAACGGAAACGTGTTTACTGCAACATTGACAGGTAATTGTACGTTTACATTTACTACAGGTGTAACTTCAGGAACTGCATCATTTACGTTAATATTGGCAAATGATACAACCGCAGGAAGAACGATTGTATGGCCAGCATCAGTAAAATGGCCAAATAACGTAACTCCATCAAGAACAACCACTGCCAATGCAACTGATATTTGGTCCTTCTTTACTCCAAATAATGGAACAACTTGGTACGGTAATATCGCCCTATATAACTTTACATAATATTATATCCAAATATGAACAAACAATATATAGATTTTATTGGATTATATGAAAATGTGTATCCTGATGGTTTTTGTCATCACTTAATACAAGAATTTGAAAGACTATTTCAATCTGGAGTTGGATCTGATCGGCAAAAATCTGAAGAAATTGATAAGACAAAAAAGCAAGATGAATTTCTCTTTTTGAATTTAAAAAATCATTCATTATCAAGTTTTAATAATGAATCGTCTTTATCTATTTTTTGGGAAGGACTTCAAAAGTGTTATGATGAGTATAGTTCAGAATTTGATATTTTGAGAGATCTTCCAATTAGATGCACTTCTGTAAAAATGCAAAAAACAATTCCGGGTGCCGGATATCATATTTGGCATTCTGAACAAAATGGGGGAGATCTTGCAAATAGAATCTTGGCTTATAGTTTATATCTAAACACATTGGGAGAAAATTGTGCAGGAGAAACTGAATTTTTATATCAAAGATTGAGAGTTCCTCCCAAAGAAAATTCAATTGCAATTTGGCCAGCTGCTTACACTCATACTCACAGAGGAAATGTAGTTCACGGAAACGAATCAAAGTATATTGTAACAGGTTGGTTTTATTTGGATTAAGTAATAAATAATTTTAGAAATAAAGAAATACTAAAATGCCATTAGGTGCCAGTGGAAAATCTAGATCTCCAGGATTTATGGATCGTGCGAGTTCTATTACCTTCAATGCTCCGGGAAATTTTACTGCTCCTTCAAGATTAAGAACTTTAAGTGTTTCTGGAAGAGGTGGAGCAGGAAATCCTGGAAATCCTGGATCTGCAGGAAATGGTGGTGGAGGAGGTGGAGGCGGTAATGGTGGTAGCGGTGGAAATCCAGGAAATCCGGGAAATTCTGGATCGGGTGGTAATGCAGGAAATCCAGGAAATCCCGGAAATAGAGGTTTGTCAGGAGCCCCTGGAAATTCTGGTAGTGGTGGTGGAGGTGGCGGTGGCGGTGGCGGTCTGGCTGCTGGCCGCGGCGGATCCATCGCAGGAGGTGCAGGAAATCCAGGAGGTTCTGGTAGTGGACCATCTGGTGGTTCTGGTGGATCTGGAGGCAATGGAGGTAGGGGTGGAACTCCTGCAAATCCAGGAAATCCAGGAAATTCTGGAGGATCGGGTAATACAGGATCTTCGGGAAACCCCGGTAATCCTGGAAATCCAGGATCTGGTGCCAATCCAGGAAATTCAGGATCATCAGGAAATCCAGGATCTGGTGCAAATCCAGGAAATTCTGGATCAGGAGGTAGTGGTGGAAATCCGGGAAATCCCGGAAATGCAGGAACTACTGGATCTAATTCATCAGTATTTGGATTAATTTTTCCTGGAGGCGCAGGGGGATCTGCAGGAACAGGTAATCCTGGTGGAACTGGAAATTCTGGAAATCCAGGAAATCCAGGAAATAATGGATCGGGTGGTGGAGCAGGAAATTCTGGAAATCCGGGAAATAATGGTACAGGTGGAAATGGTGGTGCCGGTGGCGTGGGTGGTCCAGGAGGGCCTGGTGGATCTGGAGGTTCTGGCGGTTCTGCTGGGGGAGGGAGTCCGTCCGGTGGATCTGGTACTCCTGGAGTATTTCCTGGTGGATCTGGAGGCAGTGGCGGTAGTAGTTCATTCAGCCCCGGTGGAGGTGGTGGGGGTGGTGGAGCAGGTTTCTTTTCTAGCTTTGAATCCCCCTCTCCATTAGGAAATCCGGGAAATCCAGGATCATCAGGAAATCCAGGATCTGGTGGAAATCCAGGAAATTCTGGATCTGGTGGAAACCCAGGAAATCCAGGAAATCCTGGTGGATCGGGCAGTTCCAATCCTGGAGGAGCAGGATCTGCAGCAAATACGACTAATTTGGCATCTGTGATTACTGGAGGACAAACTTATCCAGTTACAGTTGCTCCAGGAGGATTCGTAACAATTACCTGGACAACTCAATAAATAGTAAAAGATTTAATTATTTTTTTGATATGCCAAAAAAAGAAGAAACTGCAATTCGTAAAAGAATCAATCAAATGTATGAAGAAAATGAGTATGCAAATCTTCAACAAAACAAGAATCGTGCTCGTTCAATTACTGTAGGAACTGCTTTTGGTGGTGCAATTGAAGTTAATATGAGAGGTGATTATCATTCATTATGGTGTATTTTGAGTCCAGTAGAAGCAATTGAAATGCTAGAACAAATAGCAGCTGCTGCCGGAGTTCAAGTTGCAACAAAACCAAAAGATGATTATAGTGCTTGGAGGGGATGGGATGTTGATAATATAGATCACGTTCATTGGAAAGGTGCTGCTCCTTGGCAAGTTTCTCCTGAAAATAAAAAATCTGATAAGCAGTTGGAAGCAGCAAAAGAAGTCAAACAACTTCCACCATCAAAAGAGGAAATAAAAGAAGAATTTAAAAAACAAGTTAAACAAAAATCCACAAAGGAATCCATAGAAGAAATTCAAAAACCACAACAAAGAAGATCAACTAGAAAAAGAGTAAAAGAATGACTAGAAAAAATTTTTATGTCTTGGTTGACAGAAATATTAACAAGGTCTTAAATCACCCAGTAAAGTTACCAGAAAATTGGGAAAATATTCACGGAATGGAGTCATTAAGTGATGAAGAATTATCTGATTTGGGTTGGGCAGGCCACGAAAATTTTGGATGGATTAAGTTTGATTCAGATTTTTCATTTACATTTGAATTTGCTGAATACTGGTTAGAATTTGCAAAGAATTCAATTAAAAATGAATATGCGGGTCAAAGATGGGAAGCAGAAAATCGTGGAATTTTATATAAAAATATTTTAATTAATACCGATGAAAGAACAAAAACTGCGATTCTTTTAAAGACGCAAATAGTTGCATCATCACCAGAAAAAACTTTTAGTTGGAAACACAATAATTCTACAGTAGAATTTACTTCTAATGATATTATTTTTATTGCAAATGCTCTTAATGACTACACACAAAAGTGTTTTGATCTGGAAGCAGCATTAATTTCGCAAATTGATGCTGTAGAATTTCCTTCAGATTTGCCCCAATTTGATTTGGAAATTGACTGGCCTTCAAATCATTACGAATAATTAAAATAAGATCTTTAAAATTTAAAAAAATATTCTTTATCTCAAAACTTTGAAAATGATTTCATCATATTTTATTGCACCTAAATTTAATTTGGATCAAATTGCACCAATTATAGATCCAGAAGATTTTAAATATAAGACTCAAGATTTTTGGTACCTAAAGAGATATGATTATCAAAATTTTGCGTTTATTGATGATGTTTTTTGTGAAGATCAATTGGATCAAATTATCAGATTTGGAAATTTATATGCAGAAGAGCTGGCAAGAGTTGGTGGAAATGTTAGTCAGGTAAATTCAGATGTTCGTATGTGCAAATTGTCGTGGATGTTTGCCAATAAACATACCGAATGGATTTACAGAAAAATTACGGATGCGGTGAATCAAATAAATGATCAATTCTTCCAATTTGATTTAACAAAATTAGAAACTTTTCAATTTACAAAATATAAAGAAGAAGATAATGGTTTTTATGAAAAACATATAGATCCAATATCAGGAACTAATGTGCCAGAAAATCGTAAATTGAGTTTGATTCTTCAACTTTCTGATTCAGGTGACTATGAAGGTGGAGATCTTTGTTTATATACAGGGAAAGAACCAACAATTATAGAAAAGAAAAGAGGCAGAATAATTTTTTTCCCATCTTATACGTTGCACGAAGTTAAACCTGTTACTAAAGGAACAAGATATACTTTAGTTGGTTGGGTTCACGGTCCCGCATTTAAGTGAGGTAATTATGATTTTCCAAAGAAAAGGATACCAAGTAATAGAAAACTTTCTTGAATTGGATTTTGTTAATTTTATTCAAGAATATTTTTTTGTAAGAATTAATGCACAACAATCTGTTGTTGATCCTCAGGCACCTTTTAGTTATTCTTTCTATGCAGATCCATTAATTGAAACGATTTTAGGGAAATCTTGCGAACCTTTGAGTGATATTACTGGAATTAATCTTGCCCCTCAATATTCCTATGTAAGGCTTTACAAAGAAAATGATGAATTGGTTATTCATCGGGATCGTCCATCTTGTGAAATATCGGCAACTCTTGCACTTGGATTTTCTCAAGAAGAGGAAATTAACTCTATCTTTTTTAGTGAAAATGAAGACCAATCAAATGCAACAGAAATTAAATTAAATCCAGGAGATTTGTGTTTATATCGTGGATGTGATTTATATCATTGGAGACCACCTTTTAAAAATAAATGGCATCTTCAGGCATTTTTGCATTATGTTGATATAAATGGACCTCATAAAGATCTTATCTATGATGGACGATCATTTTTGGGAATGCAGAAATAATATCAAATAAATACTTTTGGACAATTTATAACTACAAGATGGCAACGTATGCAGCCAATTTTACGTTAGATAAAGGAACCGATTTTGAAGAAGAATTTAATCTCGCAGAAGATGATGGGTCTCCATTAAATCTTGTTGGTTATACTGCTGCAGCAAAAATTAGAAAATATCCAGAATCTCCAAAATATACTCCTTTTGTAATTACTTTTGTTGATAGAAGTGCCGGTAGATTAAAAATATCTTTAACGAATTCTCAAACATTAAATTTGAGTAGTGGTAGAAATTATTATGATTTAATTCTTATAGATGGTAGTTCTAAAATAAGAAAAGTAGTAGAGGGAAATATCATTGTAAATGAAACAACATCCGTTGGAATTCTTGATAGTAGTAATCTAGATGGCCTTGGAAATATTGATATTAGTAACGTTCAAGATGGTTACGTTTTAATGTATGATCTAAATCAAAACAAATATATATTTGTGGATCCTGATGTTGTTTTATCAAAATCTGTAGAAGATGATTCATTACCTCAAGAATTTGTTGATCAACTTGATGTTGATTTAGATAATAGAATTAATTTAGACTCAGGAGAATTTTAATGACAATTAACGTTAGGATTTCTTCTAGACCAAAAATAAAGGTAAGAACATCAATTGCTGTTCCTGAAAGTTTAAGTGGTGTGGATAATGTTGATATTGATAATATTCAAGATGGATATGTATTAATGTATGATGACAACTTAAAAAAATATGCATTTGTAGATCCTGATATTCTTTTATCAAAATCTGTAGAAGATGATTCATTACCTCAAGAATTTGTTGATCAACTTGATGTTGATTTGAACAATAAAATAGATTTTGATGGGGGCGGGTTTTAAATAAATATTTTTAAGGATAAACAAATTTCAATTTAATCTAATATGGACTTTGAATCACTCAAAATAGATTTCACAGTCCTTGCTGATGGATATGTATTAATTTTTGACGAGCAAAAACAAAAATTGATTTTTGTAGATCCTGATGAAGTTTTAAAAAAATCTGTTGAAGATAATACCCTACCTCAAGATTTTATTGATAAACTTGATGTTGATTTAGATAACAAAATTGATTTCGATTCTGGAAATTTTTCAGATTAAAAAAAAAATAAATAAGTATAATGAAGAATGTTTATGATATAAAATAATTTTTTTTGAATTGATTTTGGTACTACTAGTAGTTTGTTCGTTCATTTAAACAAGGAAACAAAAATGGCTTCTCCAACAATTCAGTTAAAAAGAGGTCTGTTTGTAAACCTTCCAGCCTTACGTGCTGGTGAACCAGGTTTCACAACAGATCAATACGACCTTTTTCTTGGTACTGGTGCTGGTACTACAGCATCAAATAAATTCTATGGTTCATCCCGTTATTGGACTCGTGAAAACGGCACCAATGCTCTTGAGTTCAAATTAGTAGATAAAAATGGTAGCAACGGAGTTTCTCTTCGTGCTCCCGCAACAGTCGCTACTCCAGTAACCTATACACTTCCTGAAGGAGGTTCACCTGCAGGATATTTCCTGAAATTAGGTAATTCTGGAGTTCTTGAGTGGGCATCAGTTACCAGTGGTGCTTCTTTTGATGGTGCATCTCTCACTAATGCCACATTTAGTGGAATTTCAACTTTTAGTGGATTAATTGATGCTAATGCAGGTCTTGATGTTACCGGTCACGCTGAACTTGATGATTTTAATGTCAGTGGTGTGGGTACAATTGCAACTGCTGATATTAATGGTGGTAATATTGATGGTACTGTAATTGGTGCTTCAAATGCTGCTGCCGGTACTTTTACGCATCTTAGTTACGATAGTTCTTCAACTGCTGGTATTTCAACAGTAGGTTCACTTTATGTTGGTGCAGATAAAGTTTTATCTGACGAAGGTGGTAATTTAACTCTTTCAAATATTGAAGCAATTGATGCAACAACGAAAGCAACTCTTGAAGCAAGTCTTGCGTTGGATCCCAACAATTTTGATAGTCTCTATGTTACTGGTATTTCCACTCTTGCTGGAAATGTCTATTTGGGTGATAATTCCTCAGATAATATTGATGTAGTTGGTAAGTTTGTTTCTAATCTTGTTCCAAGTGCAGATGAAACCTATGATATTGGTATTGGAACTCAGAGATGGAGAAATGGAAGTTTTTCGGGTATTGTAACTGCATCTGCCGGTGCTGTGTTTGATGGAGTTAAGATTGGTGTTGACGGCGCAAATGTCATTAGCACTGGATCTGGTAATCTCACATTGAATTCTGCTGGTGGAACCACAATTATTGATGACGCAGTTACGATTCAGAACAATCTAACTGTAAATGGTAACGTAACCATTGGTGGTACTACAATCACTCTTAAGGGTGAAGATGTTTATATTGAGAACAAGGATATTGTTCTTGGATATACAACATCAATTACTCCAACTGATGATACTGCAAATCACGCAGGTGTTGCAATTGCTTCTACTGAAGGTACTCCACTAGTTTCATTTACTGCATCAGGAATCAATACACTTCCTGATACTTATAAGCAAATGATGTGGTTCAAGAGTGGAACTCTTGGATTTAGTACTGATGCATTTGGATTTAACTATGGTGTAGCGATTGGAACCACAACAATGGCGAATGGTGTTCGTCTTGCTGTCGGTTCTGGTATCACAATGAGTGATGCTTCAATTTCTGCAACCAATGGATATTTTAATACCATTTCGGCATCTAATATCAATGCTACTATATCTTCACCTGATATTAATATTACTGGTATTACCACTACCGGTACATTAGTATTGAGTGGCACTCCTGGTATTGGCATTACTGGTATTTCTTCAAGCACAACTCTTGCAGAAAACAGCAATGCATACTTACCAACACAAGCAGCAGTTAAGGCATATGTTGATAACCTTGATTTAGACATCAGCATTGCTGGTGACAATGGACTTGGTGGTTCTGTTAGCACAGCCGATACACTTTCAATTTTTGGAACTGCGAATCAAATTGTAACTACTGCATTGACTACAGATTTTACAATTTCACTTGCTAGTGATGTAGTTGTTGGTACTTCTTTAAGTGTTCCAACAGTTAAGACTGCTACTGTTCAGCATTCAAACGGAACTCAAGCATTAACAATTGATGCTTCAGGTAACGTCGGAGTTTCCACAAACTTAACTGTTAGTGGAAATCTTTTTGTTAATGGAACAACAACCCAAGTTAATACCACTTCACTGACTGTTGAAGATACTTTGGTTGAACTTGGAATGGTTGATGGATCTGCTCCAGGTTCAGACCTGAATAAGGATCTTGGATTAGTCCTCAACTATTACAGTGGTTCTGCTAAAAAGGCAGCAGTTTACTGGGATGACAGCACTAGCAGAATTGCTTTTGCTGATGACGCAACCGAAGCAGCAAGTGTTATTACTGCTACCACTTATGCAACAATTCTTGCTGGTGGATTAGAAATTAATAATGCTTGCACTGGTGGCACTGATGAAGTTATTTCTTGTGTCGGTGGTGAACTTGCTCTCAGCAACATCGTTGTTGATGGTGGTTTATTCGTCTGATAGTCAATTAAGACTCATTTAAAGTTAATAAATAGGGGAAGAGAAATCTTCCCCTTTTTTTATGAATGAGCAAGAACTTAAGAATATTATCGTTGTTTATCAGCAAAAATTAAATGAATTAATAGCACAAAATATTGCATTAGAAGCAAAAATAATGAGTGCAAATCAAGCAATTGAAGTTTTAACAAAAAAAATAAACGAATTAAACACAGCAGAACAATCAAAATCAAAAAGAGTAAATAAAAATTCTGATGAGTTTTAAATTCATCTAAATAATAAAAACAACTGATATATATCAGTTTAATTTTTAAGGTAAATACCTAATATGTGGAGAATCGTGAATGGCAGCACCTATAATTAAAATAAAAAGGTCGGCAGTTCCTGGTAAAAAGCCAACTTTAGAGCAATTATCTTTAGGGGAATTAGCTCTTAATACTGATTCTGGTGAAATTTATGTTCGCAGAGAAAGAGAAAGTGCGGTTGGAATCAATTCAGATATTGTTTCAGTAAGTGCCGGAACAACAGTTACAAATATTTTATATGTTACAACAGATGGAAACGACTCCAATACAGGAAGAAAACTTGGAGACGCAAAAAGAACAATCGGAGCAGCACTTGAATCAGCAACAACAGGAACAGTTGTTAAAGTTAGTGCTGGATCTTATCTAGAAAATAATCCATTAATAATTCCAGAGCAAGTCTCAATCGTTGGTGACAGTTTAAGAGAAGTATCAGTATCTCCACAAAATGCAAATCAAGACTTGTTTTATGTTTCTAATGGAAACTATATTGCAGAGATGTCTTATACGGGCACACTAAATTCTGGAAAAGCAATCTTTGCATTTAATCCAGATAAAGTAGGATATTTCAATCAATCTCCATATATTCAAAACTGCACAAACTTTATTCCAAATAGTATTGGTTTAAAGATTGATGGTTCTAAGGCAATAGGGCCATTAAAATCAATGGTTCTTGATTCATACACTCAATATAATCAGGGAGGAATTGGTTGTTCTATTACTAATGAAGGATATGCCCAATTAGTTTCACTTTTTACAATTTGTGATGATATTGCTGTTTATTGTGGATCTGGTGCTGCTTGTGATCTAACAAATTCTAACTCTTCTTTTGGAAATTATGGTTTAGTTGCAGACGGAGTTGGCCCAAGAAAGTACACAGGAATTATTACATCACAAGCAAATGCAAATTCAGATACTTTTGTTTTGGATTTAAATGTTCCAACTCTTGAAGTAACAAATGCTCTTTACAATAATGTAACAGGTCTCACGACAATTACTGTAGGAACAAATCATAATTTTAGTGTTGGAATGGGTGTTTCAATTGTTGGATTAGCATTTACTTGTTCATCGGGACCTGGAATTGTAACTTATCCTTCAGGAAATAAAGGATATATTTTTGAAGTTGTTGGTACTCCATCTCCAAATTCTTTTGAAGTTTATGTTGGTGTTTCTACACTTCAGCATACTTATTCTTCAGGAGGAACCGTTAAAATTAATGTTTCTAGACCTTTTGATGGGCAAGTAGTTTATTTTGAAAATCTTTATTATACTGTTGGAAGTGTCACTGTAAGTTCTGGTGGCACTGGATATACTGGAAATGCTGATGTGACGATTGGTTCTCCTGAACCATCTTGGGGAATCTCTGCAACTGCAGTGGCAGAAGTTAAGAATGGTTCTGTAGTTTCTGTTGAAATGGTATCCAGTGGAAGAGGATATGGATCAACTCCACCAAATGTAACTTTCAGTTCTCCTAATGTTGGAGAAAACTCTGCTACAGGAATCGCAAATCTGATTCCAACATATTATGTAATTCAAAGTTCAACACCAGTTTCTGTAGGTATTTGTACAATTACTCTTACTGATAATGTTCCTTATATTGTAGGTGTTGGAACTACTGTCCCCTTCTTTAAACAAAGTCGTGTATTAGCATCAGGACATTCTTTTGAATATATTGGATCTGGAACAAATATTGCATCTGCTCTTCCAGCAGCTGGCGGAGTTGCGATTCAAGCAAATGAAACTGATGTTAGAAATGGTGGATTAGTTGTATATACATCCACAGATCATTCTGGTAATTTTAGAATTGGTGATGGAGTGATTGTAAATCAACAAACCGGAACTATTTCTGGAACATTTTATTCCAAGAGTTTATTTTCATCTATCACACCATTCATACTCGCATTAGGAGGGGACTAAAAAATGGCATTAGCATTAAATGTATTTCAAACAGTTACCGCAGTTGTTGGTATAGCATCAACAGAAATTTATACAGCGCCAGTTGGATATACTGGTGTAGTTCTCTTAGCACAAGTTGCAAATGTTGGAGCATCTTCACACGATATAACTCTTATTCATCGTAGAAGTTCTACTGATACTGAAATGTTAAAGAATTATCCAATTGCCGCAAATGATACTGCAAATCTTCTTTCTGGAAAATTGGTTCTTGAGGCAGGAGATAAATTGGTGTTATCGGGTAGTAATGCAACTAATTTGAAATTTATTGCAAGTATTTTAGAAACTCTCAACTAATATAAGAAAATGGCAAAAGGATATCTCAGTAATCGTCAAAAAAATTTAAAACTTGGCATTAGTTCTTATACAGAAAATAATACTGTATTAGAGGTTATTGGGAAAGTTGGTATTGGAACTACAAATGCATCGTCAAAACTTCACGTTATTGGTGATGTTCAAATTACAGGAGTTACTACTCTAAACAAACTTGATGTCAATCAATTATCACCGGATGGATCTGAT